ACGAATAATATTAAATTTTTTCCTTTGCGTTTCTTATATTTGCTACGATAATGATCTTGAATCAGTTCGCCAACTTTAGGATCTTTTGCTTTTGGAGTTGTAATCTGGTATGAAAAATCATTCTTGTATGATGTCATTTTTTTCTTGATTTCTGCTTTGGAAAGTTTTTGCTCCTTAAACAATGGGCGAAGCATACCAGACCACATCTTCTTAATTTTACCACCAAAGTGTTTGTTGATCTCTTTAAGTATACCGGTTGCCTTTTTGGCAGCACCTTTATCTTTGTTTATAATTTCAAACACCAAGTCAGTGTAAGCATCTTCTTTGGTTCTTTCATTCTTCTTAAATTTACCTTTTTCAAAATCCCAAGCACGAATAGATCCCATTGGATCGGTTTTGTTCATTTTTATTTCGATGTGAAGATTGTATGTGGTTTCGTCAATCTCAATTGATGCTCCAACGTCAGGCCAGGTTGCAGCGCTGCCAGCAGGTTCAGCCCATATAGTAAATCCTTTCTTTTTAAGTTTCTTAGCAAGAACCATTTCGTGAGCGTCAGACGCTTCAGATTCAACCAACTGAGCTATTTCATTTAATTTCATTCTTCATCCTTTTGATCCAACAATGTTCGCAATAGATCGTTACGATCAATGATTAAATTCTGATTGACAGTTCCAGGCGTGCCTGCTCGTGTTTTAGCCACGTCTAACTTATCTTTGTGTGCCTTCATTCCAGACTTTTCTTTCGCTGCATTAAGTGCTGCATTGAGAAACTGTACTGCAACTTCTGCATTTCGTGCTGCAAATTTCCCTTCCACTTGATCAGTGATATCACTTTGAACATCAAATGCATCCATCGCTTTGTCGTACACTTCTTGAAACTGGTCTTCAATTTCAGCATCTTTATTATCATAGTCGGTGTGTACAACAAGGTCGGTTGGAGCTGATTCTTGATATTCCACAACGGTAGTTCCTGGTGTGATATCCAAGACACCTTCGAGTGGGTGTTCCACTTCTTTAGTTTTTGTAATCTTTTCGTCGCTCATTGTTACCCTTATTTGTATATCTGCTTTTCGGTCCATATACTGAACTTTATTCCGTATTTATCACAGAACTGTTGGCAGGCTACCCATTTAGCTTTATTAATCGCAAATGTTATTTCTTCGTATAGTTTCGTCTTCGGATTGCGGGAACGAGAGCGACGGGTCTGATTCAGCGGTTTAACCTCGATTATTTCCTGTATGATCTGTCCTTTACTGTCCTTATACTCTATCCAGTAATCTGGAAAGTACCTGTGTACCTTTCCTGTCGTAGGCTTGACGTACGGAATTGCTATCTCTTCTGAGCTCCAACGAAGGACGTTAGGATTGTTGTCAAAAAATTCATCTGTACTGAGTTCCCAACTTGACATATATCGGATCTTAGTTACTTCACCAACATACTTTTCAGGGTGTCTGGGGGTGAACCAACCTTGTTTAAATCTTTTGCCATTACGAGTACTCATTATAAATCGGTGCCACCAGTTAAGTTTTCAAGTTCCTCTTCTGATAATCCTTCTGATCTAAACCCACCACCTTCTGATGAACCAGATGAATTGGCGGACCCATCGTATTTTATTGGCCATTTGCCAAAATTAGTAAGCTCAGTAACGTTAATCTTTGGACTATCAAGCGATTGATTTGGCTCAATATACAACCCATCATACACAAACTGAATCTGTACCTGTGTAGGTTCAGATGTTGCCATATCAAGATCGCTAAGTTGCATTTCTTCTATCTTAGGATTAGCAAAATGGTAAACGTCAATAGTTTTTCCGTAGTTTGTTATGTGATACAGTTTAATTTCTGACAATATTGTTTTCTTATTGTTGCTTAAAACACCAATAGAAGCAGAGCTTTGGTTACCAAATCTCATTCCACTTTCTTCATATGTCGCACTTTGCACCGATGGATCAAGATTAGTGATTGGCGCCATTCTGTTTAAATATTCTTGGTAGAAAGTGAATAGAACGGAGTCTTTTTGATCGTCGTGGAATGTCATTATCATTGGTTCAAATTCCGACCGTTTAACCACTTTTGTTCTGAAGTTATACATATTCACTTCTTCGTATTCAAACCGCACATTTGGTCTTGTTGATGTTTTTATCAGATGTGCTGTTGTTTTTGGATCATCAGGATGGGATATTTGGTCCGCGTTAAACACAAGTTCAACAATAAACAAGAACGGAGACTTAGGAGCGAATTCGTATGCTAACGATTCAGCGTATGGTGAAGCATAACAGGTAGCAGTTTTCTTTTCTGATTCGGCTGATGGGGTAAAAATGTTATTTGCAAGAATATCTAAATTTTGTAAATCTTGAAGGGCAGTGGGAATATCACTTAAATTGAAATCCCCATTTCTTGTTTTATCGAAAACATTTTTCGCTTGATCAAATGCTCTGTTTGCAACCCCTGGATTAAATTTACTAACCGACTCAATTGCAGATGATGCAATCCCAACATTGTCTAATACCCACCCAGCACCCGCATCTAATGATCCACCAAGAAAGTTACCAATTCCTAATAGACCTGATGGTCCACCTTCACCATCACGAATAGAATTTGATACACCAGAAATCGTACGCAGACCTTGTGCGATACCACTAGCTCCTGGTACAGAATTGAATGCCTCAATGTCACCAATTTTTCCAAGTGTGTCAGCAAATTGTCTGCGTGCGTGCGTTTCGTTCACAGATCGTTGTGGACCTCTGCCGCAATCAGATATAATAAATTTTCGAGGGTCGTTTGCCATTTTTGTTCCTTCTATGGTTCTAATGTATTTATGGTTGAAACCCAGGCATAAAAAAGGGAAGCCGAAGCTTCCCTAATTAATGTCCACATCCTTGTGGATAACGCTATCCTAGCGACAATCCTGATGTGTTTAGTTGGTTACGCTCCTGCACCACCAGTGGCAATACCTTGTCCTTGATTATATCCACCGATATCCTGTCTAGCATGATCGTAACGGATAGATACTGTGATTTGTACAGCATCTGACGCCGCAGCATCAAGATCAGTATAATCAATATTGTTGAACCAGCAACCTTCCATTGTCCAACGCTCAACTGTCTGATCGTTACCATCAAGAATATCAAGATTGGTAACAAACTTGTACAGTGAACCTTCACCAGCAGAAGCTAACCATTGTCCTTCAGCGCCAATCAACCATTGTTGTTTTTGAATCTGATCTTGGATAACTTTTGAAGCAGTGCCTGTTATGTCATCCTCAAAAGTTGCTGTCATTGGTTCAAACGTGTGCTTGCCAGCAATCCATGAACGTGAATTGTAACGATCAAGTTGAACTTCTTCAAATGAAAGAACTGGACGAGTAGCTGTGATAGCTTGTACTGTGAGTGGTTGTGAATCTGCACCACCACCCAAGTTAGCAAACGTGATACGCCACTTGTGCTTTTGTTTTGGTTGAAGGATACCAGCGCCTGCGCCTGGGATACCAAAGTCATTAATTGTTGCCATTTTACTTTCCCTTTATTGTAACTATTTATGAAACGATTATTGGTTTCTTAAATTTCTGTACCTGTTGCAACTACACGAATTGGAATATAGATAAATTCAGCAGCTTTGACTGGTTTGATTGCAATATCAATATATAACTCGTTACGATCAATGCGGTCAGGTGTATTGTTGCTCTCATCGCAAATTGTTGCGAAGTCATAAAGACCACGTTTAACAATCAAATCTCCAAGGAAACCATCAACGGAAGCCTTCAAGTTGTCGCGTGTAAGTTGATCATTTGGTTCGAATACGAACGACATTGAGTTTTTACGCAACTGTCGTTTGATATATTTAATCAAACGTGAAACGTTTACACGATCCAACGCACTTGCATCAGGAGACGAAGTCTTCTGTCCCCAGATGATAATACCGCGTCCTGGGAAGAATGTAATTGGGTTGATATTTGTGAAGTACTTGTACAAATCATCTCGTTGTCCTTGGTTCAAATGAGTTTCAGTGAACGTTGTTGGTCCACCAAGCTGTCCACTTGCATATCCAACATCAGTAACACCAGTTACCAAACCTCGACGAGTACCAGCTGGTGGGAACCACAATTCGGAAACACTATCGCTGTAAGCGAATGTGCGAAGTGCTGTACCACTTGCTGCTGCAAGAACATTCTTTCCGTCAATATTAGAGGCAAGTGAATGCGGATAGTAATATGCAACGTGAGCAGATGACTGGCGAGCAGTTGTTCCAGACCATGCTACAACTTCTGTTGAATCCATGTTCATTGGTGTTTCACCAATTGCAAAAGCCTCATCGCCAATGTCAGCTACAAGAAGAAGCATCTCATCAACAAGCTCTGGGTAACCTGGGCAAAGAATCAAATTGTATTCAAAGTTCTCAGCTCGAATTTCTTGGTTGCTATTAATCGCTGCTTGCAAAGCAGTAGTAATGGCTACACGACGTGCTGCGTCATTGGCTCCAAGGCTGGTCAAGCTATTGAATTCACGAGTGAACTTGAAATCGTCAGCAGAAGCAAACAACAAGTTTGCACCTTCTTGACCTGTGAACTCATCTTCATGATTAAGAGTTGATCCAAGAGTATTAAGTACCCAATCAGATGTATAACCAGACACGCCCCAATAATCACTAGTAGAAGGCAGGTCGTATCCATTAGCAAACACAAGCAAAGGATTAATCGTAACATCATCCATGAAATCATCATGAACATTTTGGAAGGAGAACGAATCATATACAGGAGACATTGCTTCTTCAATAAGACTTATTAATTCTGTTTCAGATACTGTTTCTTTGTATGGTGATACTGTTCCATCAACTGCAGCCAGATAAACCACCGCACCAAAGTCAGCAGTAATTGCTGTAAAGAATGGAGGATTGACAACACCAATTTCAGAAACTATAACAGTCGAAGTAACTCCTGATGAATTAGATGTAAAGATTATTTATTTAAATAATATTGACATAGGGAATTCTAATCCAAATATTTTGAATCCATCAAGATTAATGAATCCATCTAATATTTTTAAGTTGGAATTCATTT